TTCTTTGTACGGCACAGCAACATACGGTGGACAAACAAACCCATTGATTAGACAGCCTATAGAGGGTTCAGGTTTTGCTGTAGCACTACGAGTTAATGACAGAGGCACATCTGCACCATACTCACTTAAAGGATTTCAATTAGAATTTGACGCAGGAGCAAGAAGGTAATGGCAGGTTATACTAGACAATCATCATTTACTGACGGTGACGTTATCACCGCATCACACAGTAATGATGAATTTAATCAAATACTAGCCGCTTTTGTAAACACTTCAGGACATAAACACGATGGTACAGCAGCAGAGGGTCCAGTCATTGGATTGATTGGAGACCCCGGTGTAGCTACTCCTCTTAACAAAGTTGTTGTTGACAATACAAACAATCGTGTAGGTGTCTTTGTAGATGCTGGTGGTGCAGGTTCTACAGTAGAACAAATACGATTTCAAGATGGAGCAATACTTCCTGTAACAAATAATGATGTAGACATTGGGTCTAGCAGCTTAAAGTTTAAAGAACTACATTTAGCTGGTGCAGCTAATATAGCTGGCACTATGACACTATCTGGTAATGTTATTGTATCAGGCACATTGGGTGCTGACCTAATACCTGACGGTGATAACACACGTGATATTGGTAGTACATCTGCTGAGTGGAAAGACTTATTTATTGATGGCACTGCTCATTTAGATGCAATTAATTTTAATGGCACACTTATATCTGCTACAGCGGCAGAGATTAATATTTTAGATGGCGTTACTGCATCTACTTCTGAACTAAATATTATGGATGGTGTAACAGCCACCACCTCAGAACTCAATATCATGGATGGGGTTACAGCAACAACTGCTGAAGTAAACCTCATGGATGGTGGCACATCTGCTGGCACAACAGCAGTTGCAGGTGGGGATGGTATTGTAACTAATGATGGCGGTACAA